TTGAGACTTTTGACGATAACCTTGCTGAAGAGATGGACAAAGGTGCGCTACAAACGGTAGCTAGCGACATTATTGAGATGGTTGATGCGGACATTGCCAGTCGCAAAGAGTGGGTAGAGATGTATGTTAAAGGTCTTGATGTATTGGGGATGAAGTATGAAGAAAGGACAGAGCCTTGGCTCGGCGCTTGCGGAGTTTTCTCGACTGTACTCACAGAGGCCGCTGTTCGCTTCCAGTCTGAAACTATCATTGAAACGTTCCCTGCTCAGGGTCCAGTCAAAACGGAAATCGTCGGTGCCATTGACCGTCTTAAAGAGGAGGCGGCGGAGCGCGTAAGAGATGACATGAACTACCAGCTCACCGAGGTGATGACTGAGTATCGCCCTGAGCATGAGCGCATGTTGTACAACTTAGGGTTAGCTGGCGCGGCGTTTAAGAAAGTTTATTTTGACCCGTCGCTTGATCGTCAAGTGGCGATGTTTATCCCTGCTGAAGACATCATCATTCCCTATGGGGCATCAAGCGCGGCTACAGCGGAACGACTCACGCACGTAATGCGTAAAACAAAAAATGAGATGAAGAAACTGCAGGTTGCAGGCTTCTATGTTGATGAAGATTTAGGTGAGCCGGTCACCATCCACACCGATGTGGAGAAGAAGAAAGCCGAAGACCAAGGGTATTCACTGACGGACGATGATCGCTATCAGATTCTTGAAGTGCACATTGACTACGACCTACCCGGTTATGAAGATGAAGATGGGATCGCACTGCCATATATTATTACGATCGAGCGCGGTACAAATACAGTTTTGGCTATTCGCCGCAACTGGGAAGAAGATGATGACCATAAACTTAAGCGCCAGCACTTTGTTCAATATACATATGTACCCGGATTTGGCGCGTATGGTCTAGGTTTAATCCATCTGATTGGTGGTTATGCCCGTGCAGGTACATCAATTATTCGTCAATTAGTTGACGCAGGTACGCTATCTAATCTGCCCGGCGGCCTGAAAACACGTGGTTTGCGCATCAAAGGCGACGATACACCGATCTCCCCCGGCGAGTTTAGGGACGTGGATGTGCCTTCCGGATCAGTCCGGGATAACATTATGACGCTGCCATACAAAGAACCATCACAGGTTTTGGCAGGTTTGTTAGATCGTATCACTGAAGAAGGGCGTCGTCTTGGCTCTATTGCTGATATGAACATCAGCGACATGAGCGCGAATGCTCCGGTGGGTACCACGCTTGCGTTACTTGAGCGCCAGCTCAAAACAATGTCTGCTGTCCAAGCCCGAGTGCACTACAGCATGAAGCAAGAGTTCCGGTTATTGCGGGACATTATTCGGGACCACACTCCCCCAGAGTACAGCTTTGATCCAGTAGAAGGGGACCGTCAAGCTAAGCAAGCTGACTACGACATGGTGTCGGTGATTCCTGTCAGTGACCCTAACAGCGCAACGATGGCTCAGCGCATCATGCAGTATCAAGCTGTTATCCAGCTGGCTCAAGGCGCTCCACAGATTTATAACTTGCCCCAGTTGCACCGCCAGATGATTGAGGTGCTGGGTATTAAGAACGCAGATAAGTTAGTACCCGTAGAGGACGACCAGACACCGCGTGATCCTGTGTCTGAGAATATGTCGTTCTTGACAGGCAAACCAACCAAAGCATTTATATATCAGGACCACGACGCTCATATTGCTGTTCACACCAGCATGATGCAGGACCCGATGGTGATGGGCCAGATTGGTCAAAACCCTATGGCGCAGCAGATTCAAGGCGCGATCATGGCGCACGTTGCTGAGCACTTAGCGTTTCAATACCGTCAGAAAATCCAAGAACAGCTTGGCGCAACACTGCCCGCACCTGATGCTAAGATGGATGAAAACGCTGAAGTACAAGTATCTAAACTGGTTGCACAGGCCGCAACACAACTCCTGCAAATGGATAAAGCCAAGGCCGCTCAGCAGCAAGCGCAACAACAAGCGCAAGATCCGATTGTTCAGATGCAACAAGCCGAACTTCAGATTAAGAAACAAGAAGCTGACACTAAAGCTAAGAAAGCTGAAGGTGATCTGCTCCTCAAACAAGCTGAGCTGGAGCTCAAAGCGCAAGCCCAAGGTAGCCAGAATCCTGACCCAGTCATGTTGGCTGAGCAACATCGCATGGAGATGCAGATGCAAATGGACCGTCATGCACAGGAGATGGCAGCCGCTCAGCAGCAACAACAGGCAGCGATGGCTCAACAACAGCAAGCAATGGTTCAAGCCAACCAAGCACATCAACAAAAGATGGCCCACGGTGGGCAAGTGCATGGTCAAGGATTAGCACATAAGGATAATGCGCATTTTCAGAAGATGCGTCACGCTGCGATGGCTGTAGAACGACTAAACGATAACCCAATCAAAAAGGATGAGTGATGACTAATTTACTTGATGTGTTGAATAAAAAGCTTGATGAGCACGTCAAGCAATTAGTTGAAGTTGTTGGTGGTGGTGGAGCTAAATCCCACGATCACTATCGAGAACTGTGCGGAACTATCCGAGGTCTGCAAACCGCGCAGTATGAAATTGCTGACCTCGTGCGAAAAACCAAGGAATATGAAGATGACTGAATTTGATGTTAGTGCGGTTGATCTCAGTGGTGTGCTAAATACCAACGCTGAAGAAAAAGCCAAACAAGTGCCTGACCCCGCGACGTATCACATATTGTGTATGTTGCCCAAGGCGGAAGAAGAGTTTAGCGAGACCGGTATCTTGAAGTCAGCTACTGCGATGTACCACGAGGAGCTTCTATCCCCCGTGTTGTTTGTTGCAAAGATTGGCCCTGATGCGTTTAGAGACAAAGCCAGATTCCCATCTGGCCCCAGCTGTAAGGTTGGCGACTTTGTGTTAGTGCGTCCTAACACGGGAACCCGCATGAAGATTCATGGTACGGAGTGGAGACTCATTAATGATGACTCTGTTCAAGCCGTTGTGCAAGACCCTCGTGGCATCCAACGCCCTAACTAAGGAGTAAACCATGGCTACCGAAGAATTTAAATTCCCCGATGAGGCGGAAAAATCAAATGCCAAAGTCGAAGAAAAAATTGACTTTGAGATTGAGGGCGAGCCTGAGATTGAGGTTGTAGACGACACGCCTCCTGATGACCGTGGTCGCAAGCCTATGGACGAGCCCCCCAAAGAGGTAACTGATGAGGAGTTGTCAAAATACGACGAAAGTGTACAAAAGCGTATTAAGCACTTCACTAAGGGATACCACGAAGAACGCCGCGCAAAAGAATCCGCAGAACGCGAAAAAGACGAAGCACTTCGTTTGGCTCAAGCAGTGCTGGACGAAAACAAACGCCTAAAAGGTTCAGTTAACCAAAACCAGACTGCGCTTTTGGAGCAGGCTAAGCGGGTAGTATCTAATGAGATAGAAACCGCCAAGCGCATGTACAAAGAAGCGTACGAATCCGGGGATACTGAGAAATTAGTTGAGGCCCAAGACGCCTTAACAACTGCCAAAATCCGTGCGGATAAGGTAAATAATTTTAAACCTACCCCTTTACAAGAAGAAGAAACTCCTGTACAAACTATCCAACAGCCCACCAGAGCTGCGCCGGTTGACGAAAAACTACTTGCATGGCAAGACCAAAATCAGTGGTTTGGGAGCAACAAGCGTATGACGGCCTATGCGTTAGGCTTGCATGAAGATCTGGTGAGTGAAGGAATACCAAGTGGCAGCGAAGAATACTACCGACGTATCAACGCTGACATTAGGGAAAGATTCCCCGACCAAGTTGGAGCCGGAGAATCCGTTGATGCGAAACCTCAACGAACCAAGTCCAATGTTGTTGCACCTGCAACTCGTAGCACAGCGCCTAAAAAAATCGTGCTTACACAGACACAGGTGAATCTCGCCAAGCGGTTGGGCGTTCCTTTGGAACTCTACGCCCGTAAGGTTGCTGAAGAAATGAGGAAATGAAAATGGAAAAAACTAGCCGTATGACACGTGACCTTGATACCCGCGAATTGGCGGAGCGTCCTAAACAATGGATGCCACCCCAACTTCTGCCTGACCCCAATCCCGAGGCAGGCTATGCGTTTCGTTGGATCAGGATTTCGACACAAGGTAAAGAAGACGCCACCAACATTTCTGGAAAATTACGTGAAGGCTGGGAACCCGTTAAGGCTTCTGACCATCCCGAAATTCGTTTGTTTGGTTCTACCAATGGTAAGTTTCCAGACAGTATTGAAGTCGGCGGTCTGTTGCTTTGCAAAACACCTGTGGAATTTACAGAACAGCGAGATGCTTACTACCGCAAACAAGCGGAAGCGCAGATGGCTTCAGTAGATAACACTTTCATGCGCGAGAATGACCCACGGATGCCTATGTTTAAAGAACGTAAGTCCACGGTCACTTTCGGAAAAGGTACTTAAAATTTTTTTGGAGTCTATAGATGGCATACCCTACCATTGATAAGACGTATGGTTTCAAGCCTGTCAATCGCATTGACGGTTTGCCTTACGCCGGAGCGATCCGTCAAATCCCAATCGCGCCTTCTTACGCAACAGCAATCCTGAACGGTGACACCGTTTCTGTGAATACTAGTGGCTACATCGTGGCTGCTAGTACAACTGACTCAGGAGCCATTGTTGGTGTGTTGGTTGGATGTTCTTACATCAACTCTTTGAGCCAGCCTACGTTTCAGCAGTATTATCCTGCGGCAGTCTCAACTTCTACCAACATGGCTTTTGCCTTTGTTGTGGATGATCCTATGGCAGCCTTCAAGGTTTGCGCCACAGTTGCTGGTTCCACCACTCCTACGGCTTATACCCGTGCGATTGTTGGCGCTAACGTCGCTTTGGTTGCTAACGTTGGTTCTACTACCACTGGTGACTCGTATTATGGTATTGACGGTTCTTCCGCCGCTACCACCAATACACTTCCCGTTCGTGTGATTGATGTTGTGGTTGACACCGCGACTGGCAACCCCTCTGTGGCTGCTACAACTTATTACGAGTTTCTCGTTAAGTTCAATACCGCGCAGTACAACAACACCACTGGTGTTTAAGGAGTAAATCATGGCTATTTCACGCGCACAACTATTGAAAGAGTTGCTCCCCGGTCTGAACGCATTGTTCGGTCTGGAGTACGCTAAATACGGCGAAGAGCACAAAGAAATCTACGAAACAGAGTCATCTGAGCGTAGCTTTGAAGAAGAGACCAAGCTGTCTGGTTTCTCTGCTGCACCTGTCAAGAACGAGGGCTCTGCCATCTCTTATGACAATGCACAGGAAGCATGGACTGCACGTTACACCCACGAAACCATTGCGATGGGCTTCTCCATCACTGAGGAAGCTGTGGAAGATAACAATGCACAGGAAGCATGGACTGCACGTTACACCCACGAAACCATTGCAATGGGCTTCTCCATCACTGAGGAAGCTGTGGAAGATAACTTGTACGATAGCTTGTCCTCACGTTATACCAAGGCTTTGGCCCGTGGTATGGCTTACACCAAGCAAGTTAAAGCTGCTTATGTGTTGAACAACGCCTTCACTGGCGGCCCAACATACGGCGACGGCGTGGTGCTTTGCTCTACTGCTCACCCCTTGGTTTCTGGTGGTACTAACAGCAATCGTCCCTCAACAGGCGCTGACTTGAATGAAACATCGTTGGAAAACGCTGTGATTCAAATCGCTGCTTGGACTGATGAGCGTGGTCTGTTGATCGCTGCTAAGCCCAAGAAGTTGGTTGTTCCTCCTTCATTGATGTTCGTTGCTACACGTTTGCTGGAAACAGAATTGCGTGTTGGTACAACCGACAATGACATCAACGCATTGAAGAACAACGGTTCTATCCCTGAAGGCTACACAGTTAACCACTTCTTGACCGACACAAACGGTTGGTTCTTGTTGACTGACGTGCCTAACGGCTTGAAGCACTTTGTCCGTACGCCTATGGCTACTGGCATGGACGGCGACTTTGACACTGGTAACGTTCGTTACAAAGCCCGTGAGCGTTACAGCTTTGGCGTTTCTGACCCACTCGGTATCTTCGGATCACCCGGTTCGTCCTGATAAATATAGCCTCACAAGGGCTATTTGGGGCCACCTTCGGGTGGCCTTTTTTATGTCACAAAGTTAAACTACGATAGATCCGCAGCCGCGTTGGTTGCGTTAACTTAGGGGCACATCATGAAATTTGAAATGGAATTTGGTTGGCTGCAAAACAGCAAGATCAGCATTGAGACACACGATTTTGACATCATCAGCATTTTTCAAGAGTTTGTAGAGTTTCAAGAAAAATACGGCTGGGCTGTTGACTACATAGCTGTTGAAGACGAATTTGACGACGCGTTTGACGACGAGGACGATACCGACGATGAGATTGATGGTAAGTTTTCTGCCGCTGCTGCTGAAGAAGCTGTCAGCAAAGAGTGATATTAGGGGGCTCCGGCCCCCTTCTTTTTGGTTTTTTTATTTTCCCGTTCTTCGTGATGGTGTATGCGGTGGCAGTTGGCGCATAGCACAAGGCACTTCTTGACTTCTTCCATGGCGCGTTTAAACGCCCGATACTTAACTAGCCGATTGACCGAAACTTCCTTGGTGCTGCTATCTATGTGGTGGAAATCAAATGTAGCTGGATGGTTTTGTCCGCACTTTACGCACGCTAAAGTAGCTTTATATTCCCGCCACTGGTCTTTGTATTTTTTAACTGATTTTTTTGTTGTCGCAATTACAGTGGCTTTGTTTTTTTTGTAGTACGTAGCTTGGTACTGCCTATTTTTTTGCTTGCGAACTTCGGGGTCTTTATACGGCATGTTTGATCCGATACTTCCAATACAAAGCTGTCTCAAAACCCCAAGGCTCTCTTGGCTCAAACAATTTAAAACCCATAGATATCAGGTTGTTAGCAGATGGGGTGTTGTAGTTAGTGTCGGTCACCACCCAATTCATGCCTAGCGCTTTGGCAAGTTTAACGCGCTGTCGGATAAGCCGCTTCTGGAGTCCCTGTCCTCGATGAGCTCGAATAACACCCGCACGACACATATACATGCAGTCGCTCCAACGACTAGAGGGAGCAAGGCCAGCGAAGCCAACCGCCTCACCGTGCTCTGAGTAAGCAATGAACCAATAGCTTTCTTTTGTAATTTCATATAGGGGGCAATCAGGAAGACAAGTTTTTTGCAACAATTTGAGTAGCCGTATCACCTCTGGCAGTCGTGTGTCAACGCGGGTGATTTGGTATTTCATGCCCCTATTGTGCAAAAGATTTATGACAGTAAAATAAATGTTGCAAAGTTAAAAAGCGCGTGATATAAACACAGTAATCCGGGCTTTCCGGTGTATCAAACTGTCCCGGCAGACAACATACTGATTGATGCACTTAACTTGTATGTAAGGACACATATCATGGGATTCGCAACTCACCTCG